GTTGTTGCTACAGCTGCAAGTCATAGAAGTATTTGGCAAGAAATAATTAATAAAAAATTAGAAGCAGCTATTATTTTAGAAGATGATGTAACAATTAAATCTGACTTTGAAAATAAATTATTAGAGGTTTGGAATTTAATAAAGAATGATAAAAATATTAATGTGTTATTACTATCTTTCAGTAATAATATAATTGTTGATACTAAAGAAAGATATTATAATCATTTAATTAATAAATTAGATAATTTTAATGGTTTATTTTGTTACTTAGTTAAATTTGAAGGTGCTAAAATATTATTAAATAATAGTTACAATTTATCTTATCAAATTGATATTCATATTTCTAAAAAATTAAATATTCATTACAGTTGTAAAAAAAAATTAGGTTATTATAATGAAAGTGTTATTTCAACTATTCATCTTTATAGATTTAAAATATTAGAATATTATTTTAAGATGAATTTTTTGCATTATAGAGTTACTAAACCATTGGAATTTTATACACCTACTATTTTTACCTTAATTTTAATATTCTTAGGAATATTATTAAATTTATGTAATTATTTATTTTGGAAAATATCATTAGTTAATTTAATTATTTTAATATCTGAAATAAAAATTATTGGAGGTAGATTCGATGAATTTAATTTTAGATTTCCTGGATTGATAAAAGATATTGGATCATATGATTCAGATGAAATAGCAAACAAAATTGTAGATCATTTATTTTTATTACTAGGATATGGTTTAACTAATCTTGGTTCAATATTTCTTTCATACTTATTTTAATAAATTCTTTTTTTTCTACTAAATTATTATTTATTAAAAAATGTTCATTTTCAAAATCATAAATTACTGAAAACGCTCTTAATTTATTTGGTATTTCTGAAAATTCTTTAGTTATAAAATTATTTAAATCATAAGAATAATTAAATTTATAATCTGATATTATAATATCACCTTTATTTTTTAAATTTGAATCATTTCTTATTTTATTAAAATCATGTAATATAATTTTTTCTTTATTCATTAACATTACATATCCATCATATATAATATTTGTATTTTCTAATTTAGATTGCATATCATCTATATTTTTTGATTCTAATGTCAAAAATTTTATATGAAACATAGGAGGTATTTCATTTTTTAAAAAATCTTTTAATTCTAAATTATTCCAAGAAAAAGTGGTGATTGATGAATTGTTGATATAAGAAGTATGTCCATTAAAAAATCCAATGTAACAAAATGAAATATATTTTACATTATTTGATATTTTATTAACAATAATAGTTAAAGGTAAGTTAAAACTTTTTATGATATTAGTTAATTCTGGATCTAAATCTAATATTCTTAAATTCCAAATATTTTTATTTTCTTTTACTCCTAATAATGTACACATGTAATCATAAATTTCAACAATTACATTAATTTCTAAAATAGTGTCATTTTTAATTTCTAAAGCATCTGAAAATCCTAGAATTTCCTGAATAGATAATTGATATTTTGTTTTTAATAAATTCATCCATAAATTTATTTTTTTTTGTATTAGATTAAAAACTAAAGAATTATATTTCGTCTTAATATTTTCATATAATTTATTTTTAAGATCATAATAGTTGTTGATATCTATTTTTTCTTTATACATTAAACCTAATGAGTATCCGTTTTCATAAATTGATTTTTCATTTAATTGAAATATTTCTATATCATTATCTTTAATTATTTTACGAGAATTTTTTATCATTATATTATTAGAATATAGAATAATTTATAAAATTATTTAAATTATTTATATTTATCTGTTAAAAATTATTTTTTATATAATTATAATTTAAGAGTAATTAAATGAAAAAAATTTACTTATTTTGTAATGGTTCTAGAGGTGATTGTGAACCCGCTATTTGTTTAGCTCAATATATGATTAAAAAAGGAGATCAAGTAAAAATTTTCTGTAATAATAAGAATGAATATTTATTGAAAAAAACTAAGATTGAATATCAGATTGTTTTCAAAAATTATATAGATAAGCAACCCGAAGAGGTTAGTATTTTAGAATATTTTAATGAATTTAAAGATAATGTGGAATTTCATTTAGAAAATTTAAATAATATTCAGGAAAAACCAGATTTAGTTTTTGGAATGGGAGATCAATTAGGAAAATTTATTGCTGAAAAATTTAATGTTCCTTATCATCATATAGTTTTACAATATTTTCAGGTTGCTTCCTATGCTAAGAATGTATCATACATGGAATATATTTTAGAAAATTTAGAAAAATTATATCGAAAATTTATAAGTAGAAATGAATTAAATAATTTTAATAATTTAAGAAATGAATATAAATTACCACCTATTAATGATTTTATGGATTATATTTATGATAATGATAATGTTATAGTGGCTAATAGTTTAATTCTAAGTAACTTTAATTATATTAAACATGATAAGATATTTTTATCAGGTAATATCAATTTGACTCAAATATTAGATAATAATGTAGATCAAGTTCCAAATTTAAATGAATTTTTAAGTTTAAATACAAAATATATTTATTTAAATTTAGGTAGCATGTCCCAAGAATTAAATGATTCTTTATTAAAATTATATGAAAGAGCATTTAAAGATATTGATTGTAGAGTAATAATTAGTTGTAATAGAAAAGAAAAACCATCTACTCCTAAATTTTTCTATTTATCATCAATTAATCAACATGACTTATTTCCAAGAATGTCAATTGTTATACATTGTGGAGGTCTCGGAGTAGCTTTTAAAGCTGCTTATTATGGTGTTCCACAAATTATAATACCAAAAAATTTTGAAGAACCATTTTGGGCTGAAAAAGTTAAAGAATTAGGATGTGGAGATTCAATTGATGATTTCAAAAATTTAACTGATCAGAATCTAAAGAATGCAGTTAACAATGTATTAAATAATTCAACCATTCATTACAATGCTAAAATAGTTTCAAAATCAATAGATATTGATGGTGTAAGTAATATTTATTCCAAAATTTTAAATAAATAAAAATCATATAATAAATTTATTTATAAACTTTATTATATGAAAATAGGTTATTATTGTTTATCTTTAAAAAAATATAGAAAAATAAGATATTTAATTACTAAAAAAGAATCATTTGATCCTAATAATATAAATATAAAAGAAGTTGAAGGTGTTGATGGTTCTAAATTTAACACGGCTAGAGATATAGCTAAAAAATTTGATATAACATTAGATGAAAAAATTAAAAAGTCCTCCCCTATATTGATTGCAATTGCTCAATCACATAGAAATATTTGGAAAATTATATTAGAATCTGATTATGATTATGGTATAATATTTGAAGATGATATAGTAATTAAAAATAATAATTTTGATCAAATTATCAAAGATAAAATAAATTTATTAAAATTAAAATCAAATATTTTTATACTATCTATTGGATATTTATCGGTATCTAAACACTTAACAAAAATTGATTCTGATATTTCTAAGATAGGTAATTTTTCAGGATTTCAATCTTATTTGATTAGCAAAAAAACTGCAGAATATTTATATCAACAAACATTTTATCTGAATGATCAAATTGATACAATTGTATCAAATTATTTAAATATTGATAAATATTGTTTTAATAAAAGATTAGTTTATCAGAAATCTATAGAATCCATAGCTCACAATCAAAGAATAATTTTTTTAGAATACAATAATTTTAAATTTTTTGCAAAAAGAATAGGAATTAATTTTAAGATAAATATTTCAACAGGTTATCATATTAATTTAACTTTATATTCAATAATAAATTTTATGATTGCTTGTATTTTTAAATATTTTGAATTGAGTAGTATAATATGTTTTTATTATTTTATTATTTTACTTTTTGAAACTTTTATTTATGGAGGTATAAACTTTACAGAATATACAATTTTTTCAGGATTAAATAAATATAGTAAATATGATGATGATGAAGTTGTTAATAAATTAATTGATTATTTATTATTTTGTAGTGTTTATATAATATGGTAGATATTAGAATTGGAAATATAATATCTTATTTTGTAAAATTTTTTTACAATGTTTATGTTAAAATTCAATTTAAAAAAGAATATCAATTAGAAAAGAAATGTTTAAAAAGGATAGAAAAAAATTATATATGTAGTTGTGAAAATAATTGTAATCATTTTCCAAAAATAATTTATTTTAATGATTACTTCAATTTACTTATTATTACAGATTCTGGAACAGATTTAAAATATTTAAATAAACCAATTACAATTGAAAACTTTAAGCAACAGTTGGATTGTATTTTAAAAAATTTTGAAAGATCAAAAATTAATCAAAATGATATTGTTCCTAAAAATATTTGTATTAATGATAAAGGAATTTTATCTATAATAGATTTTGATTTAGCTACTATTGATAATTTTAGTAATAATGACTTGATTTATCTAAAGAAAAATATTATTAAACATGTAAATAAAAATAATTATTTAATTTTAAAATCTAATTTAAATTTAATGTTAAAAATTAATTGCATATCTCTACAAAGTAAAAGAAATCAAAGATTTTTAAAAATAAGTCCATATTATAAAAATCTTAATTTAATTGAGAAAAAAGCAATAGAAGGTACAAATAAATCATATATTGATAATTTAAAAAAAGAATTAAATATTAGATTTGATTATTTAGCTTCTTATGGCAATCAAGCATTATTTTTAAAAGCATATCTATTATGGCAAGATTTTTATAAAAATTCAAATGATGATTATATGATAATTATAGAAGATGATGTTGTTCCTATAAAAAACATTAATTATGAATTTAATAAAATTCATTCAGAGTTACCAACCGATTTTGATATTTGTTTATTAATGGGTATCAACACTGGATTATTAATAGATTATAATGAAAATTTATATTCAAAAGCAAAATTTACCTGTATTGGAGCTCATATGATATCTAAAAAAGGAGCAAAAGTATTAATGAATTTAGCAGTTAGTGAAATTGTTAAAACTCATTCTTCGGGTGCGGTCATGGATTATTGGGTTAATTATCAGATGCATAAATTAAAATATTATAAAACTAAGAAAGATTTATTTAACATTTTAAATATTCCTTCATCTTTAGCAACATCTAGAAATAAATTTGTTGAAAAATTCTTTTTTATTTTAGATAGAAAATTAGTTAATAATTATTTATTTTACCAACATATTGAAATTAGAGAAGATAGTATTATTCCATTTCAAGTAAATGGAAAAATTTCAATTACTAGTTATGTATTCTTTAATCTTTTTTTAAAATATTTATTTTATTTATTAATTGGAAACAAATTATCATCTTTTATAATAACAGCAACTATTTTAGGATTAGACATAGGTTTCAATATTTATTTATTAGAAGAAATTATAAATAAAAGTTTGGAATATTTAATTGCATTATTTATTTTTTATTTCTTTTAAAATATTTTACTAAAATATAGACCAATGTTCTATATCTGATTTATTATCCTCTTTTTGTTTAGATATAGGAGGATAACAAAATAAACCATTTAATTTCTTTTGATTCTTAGATTCTTGTTTCAATAAGCTATTTCTAATATCTGTTTTAAAATTTCTAGAAAAATTACCTAACATTACATCAGTTGGACATTTCATAGGAAAATAATCTTTTAATATATTTTTTAAATTTTTAGTTTTAAAAATCATTGTATGAGTTTGTTGAAAAAGAGAAATAGAATCTTCTATTTTAAAAACTTTAATTCCTAATTTATTTGATACAAATTTATTACTTTTTAAAAGTTCTTCATTATTATTATAAAAACATTTAGATTGTCCTAAGGAAATGAAATCAAAATCTTTTTTCAGTAATTCAGTATATTCATCGATATAATCTATAAAATTACTTTTAAATACTGAATCATCCTCTACAATCATAAAATATTCCAAATTATTAAAAACAGCATTTCTAAATATTTGATAAAAGCTTACATTATGACCTAAACATCCAGGAGCTCTCCATATACTAAAATAAAATGGTTTTAGAGGAAAATAATAATTATAATGATAATCTATAAACCCTTGTTCTATTAATTCTTTTTTAGTGTTAATTAAATTTT